ACCAATGCAAATGTTTGCATTAATTGCATTACCCCTTATAGGTGTGTTCTTGTGGACTATATTAGTCGCAGGATTATTTAGTATCATTACTGATGCTACGTTTACTGAAATATCATCTTCCAGTATTACATGGACAGCTAATATCTTTGTTTACTTCATGTTCATGGCATCATTTGGTGATATGATGTGGTCAAAGAATTAAGAATTTTAATCTTATAAACCCCTTGAAATATAGGGGTTTTATTTTAATCATTAACTAAAACTTTAAATAATGTCAATTATCTTATTATTAATCAGTAGCTTAATGAACAAGCCTTTGATTCCTTTTCCTGATAATATTACTAAAGAAGAAAAAATCTTTATTAACACTGTGTCAAAAGTAATTAATAAGACTCCTTTAGAAATTACTAAAAATAACAAAGACTATATCTATGTTACGTATGACGACACTAAATATTTACTGTCTCCTAATGGTGAAATAGAAATAGTTTGGATTATTGATGATAATTCTTGGAAATGTCTTGGAGGTGAAGTAAATTAGCATATTAAGCTATATAATATCTTTCAATTATGGATCTTTATATCTACAGCGTTAAAATATGTATAAGTCTACACAAAATACTTATAATAAAATCTTTTTCTTTAGATCAAGCAGAAGAGACTTTAAAAGAGTATTATCATCGTAAATTCCACGATGTTCAGAGCAACATAAATAACTACAGAGTAATATCATTGGGTAAATTTAACCCAGAGTCTCAGTATTTTGATTTAGCTTCTGAAGCAATAGAATATACTGAAATTTATTCTTAGAACTTATAGTTCAGTTGGCGTGCATTATTTAACCGCCTTTAAAGCGAACAGATAAAAAATGTAATAGTCTGTTTATTAATTTATTCGCAATTAGACTCTTAGTGTGATATCCACTATGGTATGATGCCTGACGGCATCGGGTTAGGATGGTTCTACTGGCTAGATTATTTATAATCCGACCACCATACATACGGGGGAAGTTATGCTTCCCTTAGTCTTTTTTATTGTCCTATGGTGTAACTGGCAACACGTCTGGTTTTGGTCCAGAAGAGTCGAGGTTCGAGCCCTTGTGGGACAACTAAGTTTTAAAGGTAAATCCCTCAAGAAATTAAGTATTGAGGGATTTTTTATTTAAACACAATCTTATTTTAATGGCTAATAATTATCTGCAACAGCAAGAAAAGATAATTGGGCAAATTGTATAACAGTCCTTAGTTATACTCTTATAGACTTTATAAGTCAGATAGGACACCAAAAGTAATTAACTATTTATTTATCTATTTAAAATTAAAATTATGAAAACTATCGTATTAGAATCAGCAAAAGGAGTAAAAGGTGGAAAAGTTCAATTAACTTTTTCTCAAGTAGTAGAAACAGGGAAAGCTCCTACAAGTATTTTGGGTCTATTAAATGAATCAGATGAAAGATTCAACCAACAAAAACCACGTTATGCATGGATGACTGCTCAACCAGCTGACGTTAAGAAGTATTTTGGTATTGATGTTTCTGGATTAACAGAAGGACAAGAGTTAGAAATTGGTCTTGTTGATCCTCGTATGGCAGGTATTGACTCGCCTCTAAATATCCAAATTACAGAAACTACAGAAGGTTCTGATTATGATGTTAAAAACTTCGATACTCGTGCTAAAAGAGCAGGTAAAGATGGAGATTTCATCCTTCATAACGGAATGTATATTTATGTACGCACTACTGTTGTACCAGGAGAGCCTAAGCATAAAATCTTTGAAAACACAACTCGTCAAGGAGATAACAGTGCATCTAATGCAATTGCAGACGCATTGAATTCGTAATTCTCTTATCAAACGAGAGTAAAGGGGGAGTAGTCATTCGTGGCTACTTTCCCTTTTTTATTATTCTTAGCCTTTTTTAAACCTTTAAACTAAAATATTATGGAAACACCTAATACACCTAAAAATCTTGACCAAATTCTAAGTTGGTGGAAGAGACAAACAGATGGTAAATTTGATTTAACACATTATCTTGAAGTCTGTAGAGTTAGAGCAATTGTTATTAACCAAGAATTATTAAATGAACCAGTTAATACAGAAAGTAACTAGAAAGAGTTTTACCATAAGATCATCAGGACGGTCTACAGATTTTATATCACCGTCCTTTGGTTTTGGTTGTGTATATAACTGCAGTTATTGCTATATGAAACGCCATAAACCTAAAGGTCTAGACATAGCTAATAATCCACAAGATATACTAACAGCTGTTAATAACCATGTTTGGTTTGCTGATGTAGAAAAACCTAATCAAACACATCCTAGCTATGTAACGTATGATATTTCTTGCAATGAAGATTTTGCTTTACATGCTAAGTTTCATGATTGGGAATATATCTTTGATTACTTTAGAGATCATCCTTTGGCTATGGGTTCATTTGCTACTAAATATGTGAATAAAAAGCTGTTAGACTATAATCCTGAAGGCAAAATTAGAATTAGATTTAGCTTAATGCCTCAATCTTATGCAAATTTGTTAGAACCTAATACTAGTAGTATAGAGGATAGATTGCAAGCTGTTAAACTATTTCAAGATGCAGGGTATGAAGTGCATTTAAATTTTAGTCCTGTAATTGTATGTTTTAATTGGCTACAAGAATATGAACAATTGTTTAAAGATGTCAGAGAATACGCAATAACATATAATTGGGACAATGATAGCGTTAAAGCAGAAGTAATATTTCTTACTCACAATAAATCTAAGCATATTTACAATACTCTGAATGATATAACAGGTGAAGATTTAATATGGAGGCCTGATATTCAAGAGAGTAAAATTTCTCAATACGGCGGAGAAAATCTTAGGTATCAACATACTTTAAAAGCTGAGTATATTAGACAATTTACTAAACTACATGATAGTATAATATCTTGGAACACAATAAGATATATTTTTTAATTAACTAAAACTAAAAACATGATAACAATAATTAGAGCAGGATATGTGCTGTTATTAAGCTACAATCCTTGTGAAGTATTTAAGTACTACAATGTCACAGAAATGCACGGTCTAAATCTTAAAGATTGTGAAGCACATCCAAATACAAAAGATAGCAGTTATATCTGCGGATGGTGCAACTTTGTACCTAAAGCAGATAAAGATTATAAACACGGCGATCCTAAGTTTGTGTTTATTAATCTTAATCGATGTAATTCTGATGTTGAAACATTTGGTAATATAATGCATGAGTTAATGCATCAATCTTTTGATATCCATAATGAAGATATATCTAAAGAAGAAGAAATTATTTCTTGGGCAGAAAGTGAAGCACATGAAGTATTTAAACTAGTAAAACCACTAACAAATTATTAACCCTTAAATTAAAACAAAATGAAAAAATTAATTTTAACTATTGCATCTTTCATGGTGCTTTCAACTAGCTATTCACAAATCGTTGTTAAAGAATCAACAAAGGATAGCACAGTATGGTACAATAAACTTACAGCAGTACCAAAGCTAACTCATTTCTATAATGCTGAAACCAATTGGTATACGTTGTATTATAAGAACCTTGATTATCAATACATCACTGATATAGATTATATATCATTAGGTTCAAAAGAAAATACAGTAGAGTTCTTTAATATCTTGAAGCAGGCCTTAATAGATAAGAAAGAATTAAATCTTGAATTAGATGGTAAGACTTGGTTCTTAAAGACTGGATCTAATATGGCTTTTATGTCTAGTTCTGGTACTAGCTTTTATCTTACCAATAAGAACTTAGATAAAATACTTGAAGCTCTTAAGTAAATAATTAGGGAAAAACTTTAAATCAGAATAAGATGGAAGAACAAGAAACACTTGAAGAAGCCGCTGAAGATTATGCAGCACAATTTTTATTAGAAGATGAACAAGAAACGGATTCTGCAAACAGAAAACAAGCTTTTAAAGCAGGTGTTAAATGGCAACAAGAACAAATGGAAAAGTTAAAAGACTTTGACACTTGGAAAGAATGGAAAAAATAAACTAAAACTAAAAAATGGAAAGTTTTGAAGCATGGTTAGAAGAACTGCCAACACAAACATTAACTGATGAGTTAAAAGATGAAATTAGAGAAAGATTAGAAGCAGAGAGAGAAAAATCTTATAATCAAGGTTACGATGATGTTAAAGAAGAAATTTTAAGAGTAATTAAAAACAAAATTTAATGGAAGAAATAAATAATTTACCTAGAGTTCGAGTAGACGAAATAGGAATGTATCTTAAAACAATTGAGTTAGATTATCAGCCTAGTAATAATATAGAAAGAGCTGAATTAATTACTACACATTTTAATGTGTATTGTTTGCCAGAAGATATTGAGCACTATGAGATGTTACATAGAGAACTTGCTAGAGATTATGAATTAGCAGCACGTAGAGAAGGTTATTTTAGAGAATTAGAAACCTATAATCCATTTGAAGAATGAAAAACAGTAAAATAATTTCAATTAGTGGTAGAATGGGTTCAGGTAAAGATACAGCAGGGGAGATAATTAAAGATTTGTTAGAAGAAAATGTAGGGCCATATTGGGATATTAGAAAATTTGCTAGCGGAGTAAAAGAAGTAGCTAGTTTAATATTAGGCATAGATGTACTACAATTTGAGAATCAAGAATTTAAAAATAGTTATCTTCCCGAATGTTGGAATACTCATAAAGCCGTGTTTACTGATAGATCTGATTTTCATGGTTGGGAAGTAAAAACTAATAAAATGACAGTGCGAGAGTTTTTACAGAAACTAGGCACAGAAGCGATGAGAAATGGATTACATGAAGACGTATGGGTAAATAAGCTAATAAGAGAATACGATTATCTTAATAATTTAATTAAACACAAGAATAAAAATACGTTTCCTAGATGGATTATTACCGATACCCGCTTTCCAAATGAATATGCTGCGTTAAAAGAAAAAGAAGCGCTATTTATAAAGATTGAAAGGCCAGGGTTAGAGTTAAATAATCATCCTTCAGAAACTAGTTTAGACAACCATGAATTTGATTATGTAATTAATAATGATAGCGATCTTTATCATTTGAAAGAAGAATTAAAACGGGTACTAGTTTTTGAAGATTATATGTAATTTGTATCTTTATAGATTATTAATTAAAATTTAAAAAATGATATCAGTTTTATTTTTTATATGGCTATACGTAGGAATGTATGGTTATATATTTTGGGTATCTAAACATAACAAAAGATACAGACTTAAATGGAGAACTGCGGATGTAGCTTTAATACCTGTATTTGCAATATTAGGCCCAATAATGTTTATTACAGGATTTATGCTATATAAACAAAAACCTTAAAATTTTATTTATTTAAACTAAAAACAAAAGAAAAATGACAGCAAAGTATGAAATCGTGGAGAATGGAATTGGAGCGTTTAATATTAAAGTAAAAAAATATTGGTTTTTACCAAGTAAACTAGTAGTAGATCCAAAAGCTCCGAGAGTAATATGGTCTTCAAAAACTAAAAGAGGTGCACAAGCTTACATCAATATTTTAGTTAAAAACAATAAAAAATAGACAGTTTCTGTCTGATTAAATCTTAGTATTTATGATTTATTTAGTAACTAATCAGGCGTCGTTATTTTCGGCGCCTGGTTATTCTTTGGCTACTGTAGAAGAGTCTTTAGAATATTTAAAACAACTTGACGTAATCGGTTTTGACACCGAGACTATGGGTTTAGACCCACACACTAAAGAATTGCTATCAATGCAATTAGGCAATGAAGAAAAGCAATATGTAGTAGACTGCAAGACTGTAGATCCTAGAAAATATAAAGAGCTATTAGAGACTAAAGAACTGATAATGCATAATGCTAAGTTTGACCTTAGATTTTTATATTATTATAAGATAGTTCCTGTAAAAGTATTTGATACTTTTCTAGTAGAAAGAATATTGACAACAGGTATAGATACAGTAAGAAGATCTTTAGATGCGGTAGTATATAGATATTGCAAAATTGAATTAGATAAGACTGTACGTGGTCATATCCATAGAGAAGGATTAAGCACAAGAGTTATAAAATATGCAGCTGATGATGTTAAATATTTACACCAAGTAAAACGCAAGCAAGAAGTAAGTTTGAAAGAGAATAATTTAACTCGCACTGCTAGTCTTGACAATGAGTTTGTATCAGTGTTGGCTTATATAGAATTTTGTGGCTTTTTTATGAATAGAGATCAATGGAAAGTTAAATGCGATGAGGATTTAAAAGATTTACAAGTAGTTAAAGAGCAGTTGGATAAGTTTGTGTTGGATAACTCTGATAAATATCCGCATCTAATAGATAATCAATTGTCTTTATTTGAAGAAGGTGTGAGATGTAAAATCAATTGGGCTTCTTCTCATCAAGTAATTCCGTTTATGCAGAGTCTAGGCGTAGATACTTTGACTAAGGACAAAGACACAGGATTGATGAAACATTCTATAGATAAGAAAGTATTAGGGCCTCAGAAAAAGAAGCACCCTATTATTAGCACTTATATAGAATTTACTGAGCATCAAAAGGTTGTTAGTACTTATGGAGAAAATTGGTTTGAGTATATTAATTCTGCAACAGGTAGAATCCATAGTAATTATACCCAAGTAATGAATACTGGTAGATTATCCAGTGGTCAAAAAGGAGATAAGAAACGTGGTATGCCGCAGTTGCCAAATATGCAAAATATTCCTAGCGATTCTCGAACTAGAAGTTGCTTCCAATCTGAGCCTGGTAACTTACTAATAGTAAGCGATTACAGCGGTCAAGAGCAAATAGTCCTTGCCAATAAATCTGCTGACTTAGATCTTTTAGAATTTTATGCTAAAGGTCTTGGCGATATGCATAGCTTTATTGCATCTAAGATTTTTCCTGAGTTAAGCAACTTAACTTTAGACGAGATTAAAGATAA